TCTTGAAGTTAATGAAAGCACAAATAAAGGAGCCCTGGTGATCCCGGTTCCTAATAAACACATCCATAAGATGGGTGTTATTCATCGAGATGATGAAGAAGTTGGTTTTGCCGTTAAGGTTGTCTACAATGACCTTTCGGGTTTTATTACCAATTTCCATCACTTTGAAAAACCTACAGCAATGTATTCTATCAGCTATTCCGATGCTGGTGTTGATAAAGAGTTACGTGTTTATAGAGATAAGTTTCCCTCTTGCACTAACACTTTTGACATTGTGTTTATCCCTTGTCATTTCCAGAGTAGAAATCATCATTTTAAACCATCCCCTATCGATCTTGACCCTAAGAGACTTCCTCCCCTTGCTGGATGTTGGGTTAATCGTCAAGGTACTTGGCATTTTTCTACTGGAGCTATCACCGGTGTCGATGGTCGTCAAAGAGTCATCGTCCATAATAACACTCAACCTGGAGATTGTGGTACTCCCTATTTCCATAACCTTGAGATTCCTCTTGGTATCCATTCCACTGGTTTTACTAATAATCAAGGAAATGGTTTTGTTCCTTTCTCACCTGAAGTTCTTAACTTTGCTGCTATTTGGTGCCGTGCCTACAGGCAGGCTACAAATTCAGCCTGAGGTTGCCCTGTATCTGAAGGCTCCTCAGGTGCTGAGGGTATAAATGGAGCACCCATGAACTGGCATCCTTCAACGGCCAGTCTCATAGATAGACTCGGAGTTTCCGTCGACTTCCGAGAGTTGAATGAAAAAGTAGGTGGCCCCCTTAGGGGCACTTACAAACATTTTCGTCCTATATCTGGATCTAATCTTGGTAGACCCTATACCAACAAAGGTTCCGATATGGTTGATGAGCAGCCATCCCCACTGTTTAATCAGTTTGCGAAGTTTCCTGCTGAGGCACGTCTCATCAGGGAGCGATCTGACTACTTCCTTGTACGACCTCGTTTTCAAAATGTTATGTATAACGTTTTAAAATGCGATGCTCCTGCAATTGAACCATCAAATCCCACTTATTCTGCCGCTATAAAAGCTGCTATCACCTATTTTGCATATATAAATAGCTCTGTTGCAGAACCCACAGATACTTGGGAAATTAATATGACTGCATCTTCAGGCCAGCCCTGGCTTTACCAAGGTCTGAAGAAGAAGCAAGATGTTATAAGTAATGCCTCAGAAAAACTCTTTCATCTGGCGAACACCCCTACTATTCCATTATGTACTACTAATGATAAGAAGGAACGTTTACCTTTTGAAGATTTCTATAGAGTTGACCAGGAGCACACTTCCAAGGTCCGCATGACTTATTGCCCGCCTTTTCATTTTCTTCTAAGTCAAAAAATTTTCTTTGATCGTCAAAATGCAGCGATGTTACTTAATTCTACCACTAAATGGGTTAAGTATGGTATCTCAAAAGAAAATGGGGGATTTGACAATGTTATTAAACCTCTCGACATATTTGATATGCTAGAGATGGCAGATGTCTCAGGATGGGATCGAAACGCATTCCTAAGAGCCGTCTACCTTATTCGTTCAGCAAATCTCACTGTACCAGATGAGCTGAAAGACCTCTTCGATTGGATCGTTGAGTTCACAATTCACCCCGTCGTTATCTTGCCCAATGGGGATATCGTCCAGCTTGAAACTGGAGATATTTCTGGCCAAAATAACACAACACCCGACAACAGCATTTTACATGTTCTTGTTCTTATCTATCTGTACATGCGCCTTCTCGTACGTGCAGGAAAATTACCATCTCTTTGGACTATATTGAGTAACGCTATCTATGCGATTTTCTCTGATGACAAACTTGGCGGCTGTTATAAAGACGCTTTTGGTATTAAATCAGTTGAAGATTTCAAACAGATGCAAATTCAAGTTTACTCTGAGTTTGGATTTAAGCTCAAACCTAGGGCTGTATTAGTTATGGATCATGTTCCAGGCGAACGGGTTCCAGCAAATTTTGAATTTCTGGGATCTCAAGTCGGATATGATACTAAGTACTGCAGATATGTTCCATTGCCTAGAGTTGGAAAGATTTGTTCTTCTATACTCTACGGTCCCGAAACCCGTTTGAATGACCGAGATTATTTTGCTCGCCTGCTTGATCTCGCAGTCTTGTTACACCCCTTAAAAGAATATTGGGATGCAGCATTTAAATTCCTTCTCTTCTTCAAACAGATGCGCCCTCTAGATGCACCTTACTATGAGCATCTACTTGAGACTAAGTGTCTCAAAGACCCCTTATACGATCTTCCTATAAGTTTATATGGATTTGAATCCGGTAGTTTTCAAATTTTTACTCGCCGGGTTTCAGACCTTCTCATTTTTGAAAGAGGTGGAAATAAAATGCAGACGGCTGGAGTAGTCCGCACTTATAATGCAGACAAAATCATCGATTCCTGGGTTGCCAGTAAAGAAAATTCCCTTACACGGAATGGCTCCCTTTGGTTTCGACACGCAATCAATCCGTTTTATGACACAGAAGCCACAAAACCTCGTGGTTGGCCTGATGCTAATTCGGACCCATCTATTGTTCAAGCGATTCCTTCTACCAAAACGTTAGACGCTGCGGCTTTTGGGATTACATCTGGGACTAATTGGAATTTTAAAGTACGCGTTCACCCTACTGATTCCGTTATTGATATGTTTTCTCCTACAGCTCGTGGAGGCAACTTGTTTGTCACCGATGCTGCTAGTGGAACTCAACCAGTTTCGAACGAGAAAATGGGAGCCATTGAATTGATTGGTGAAACTTCAGACCTTTCTACATCCAACTCCATTTTCATTACAATGCCCTCTGATGACTCAACCCAAGGTTTGGGGAGATTAGTCGGATTGGCTTATGAAGTTATTGATGTTTCAGCAGAGCTTTACCGAACAGGTACGCTCACTGCCTATCGTATGCCTGCCAATGAAGGTAATAACGGTGTGCTAATGCTCGCAAACAACCCAACTGAGGCTGCTAATTCCCTCAATTTTGGTGTCAATCAATACCAAGCCTTCCGTAGGCATCCTGACCAACCAGCTGAAGCGATAAAGTATCGTGGATCTGTCCAATGGAAGAATGCTGAAGGTATTTATCAAGTTGTTAAGATGTCCTCTTCTTACAACCCAGCCAAACAACCATGTTCAACAATGTTAGTTCTCCTCGGTGAGGATGAACAAATTGGTGAGACCACTACAGTTGGAACTACGGCGCTCGAAAGACCGGCCGGAAATTTCCTCATGAATCTTGGATCTTCGCTTGATTACAACGTCCAAAGCTATCAGTCTAAAAGAATCTTTCCTATACATCAGTGTGGATGCTTTATGTCTGGTATGTCTCGTGAATTTGGCAGTGTCACTGTCCGAGTTCGCTGGATTTATGAGTCCTTTCCTTCTGTTGATGAGTCCACCTTGCTCAACATTGCTTCTCCCTCCACTGGGTACGATTCCGCCGCTATGGAGTTATACGACTATGCGATGCGCAACCTTCCTGTTGCCGTCAAAGTTGCTGAGAACGATTCTGGTCAATGGTTATGGGATCTTGTTAAAAAGGTGAGTGCGATTGCCTCTCCAGTACTTCATGCCATACCTCATCCCCTCGCCCAAATTGCTGCCACAGCTGCTGACAATGTTCAGAAGACAGCTAAGCAAAAGGTCGTCAAGAAAAAGGCAAAAGCTAAGGCTGCCCCCCGCCCCGCGGTGCGGCCGAAGTAACCCTCTTTCACCCTATCCTTACCAGACCGGGTGTCTGGAACGGTTTCGTCTACACTTTCCTTGTAATAAGTGTGGTAGGAGAACGAATTACTCTTACAAACGAAAAGTTGCGGCGTGTGGTTTTAAAATGTCTTCCGGAAACGGGTGCGTCTCGCATTCCCGCCTGATCGAACCAAAAGATCGGGGCCCTCTTCTGTGTACATGGTGCCAAAAACCAATTGAAGGACATCCGACCCGTCCCTCTCAAATGATTTTGAGATTCCTTGATAATGAGGATTTCTCTCAAGGTGCCAAACCTGTCCGTATTCACCACTACTTTTGTGATTATTATTATCATCAAAGCGGAGACCCTGACGCTAGTCACGATGTTTATGTGGTGACTTACACGGGGGGCTGTGAAATACCGTCCAAC